CACTATGAGTAATATACAAAACGAAGAACTAAAAGAAAGTATTATGTTTGAATTAGAAGAAATGAAAGTAAGTGATTTTCAAAATCTAGTAGAAAAATATGATTTAGAAGCACATATTATAGACGGAATACTATTCGATTTAGTACACGCAATATTTGAAGAAAGGTCTAAATAATGATTGACAAATTAGAATCAATACGATATACTTTAAGAGATACTGAAAAATATTTAGTTGGTGTAATTAAATATGATTGGATGAAGACACATCCACATTTTGAATACAATCAAAAACAAGTATTGGCAGATATCATTAAAGTTTTAGTTGACAAACAAAAAGAATTAGGTAAACTAATTAATGAACTAAAAGGGAGTAAACAATGAGTACACTAAAAGAAATGGAAGCACAAGTATTAAAAGTAAAAGAAAGAAGTAGGGAACGATTAAAAATGATTAATCAATTAACCGAAGAAAACAAGGAACTAAGAATACAAAATAAATTCTTGGTAGACAGGCTAGAAGTTTGGGCAGAAAGAAACTTTGAGGAACGACAAAAGAATATTAACATGACAGTAGATGATGTGGTGGCACAGTCTAAACATAAACAAGACTTCAAGAAAGAACAAGAACTAGCCAAGACAGTTGACGAGGTCAATGAACGACTGAAAACTCTTGACGGACAAGGTTTAGGTAGGAAGGAATGAACGATGAAGAACTGATAAAAGTTCTAATTGATTTAGAGAAAAAAGGTTGGGCTAAAAAAACTGAGTGGGGTGGTTGGGAGATTACCGACAAGGCAAAAGAGATGATTGAAAAGTATGGGAAAGAGAAAGCAATGGAAATGTTTTCTATCATTGATGTCAGCGATGAACAAAAAGATGATGAATTAGAAGTAGAATTTTATCCGGAAGAAACAATTAATAGGACATTACACTAACACCTAGTGACAGATTGGCTATGTGGTGGACTGCAAATCCATTTAAAAAGGTTCGATTCCTTTCTAGGTGTCCAATAAAACATACATGAGGGGTAGTAAATACCCCCTGTATGCTTCTTAAAATGGATATTTTATACCCAATTATGCGACTTCTTTAAGTTTTTCAGCTTTGAATTGTTCATAAGCCCACTCCCTGTCATAGGGTTTGTATTCGACTTCAACAAATTTTCTGATACCATTTTCATTGACATTATGCTGATAAAACATACCAAGAAAAAAGCTGATAGATTTCTGAGTAATACCAAAAACATTCATAATTTCACCTCCATATACCTACTATTATACTAGCCTACAGGGTTTTTACAAGTGTTATTATAGCAAACCAGATGTGACAATTTAGTAATAATTTATTACCAATTAGTTTAAAATAGTTCTTGACAGTATACCATTAATTTGAGATAATAAGTTATAGAAAGGAAATATTATGAGTTGGACAAACAAAAGCTTAAAGCAATTAAATCGTGAACGAGATGAAATAAAAGAGGTGGCAGAAGAATTATACTACACCTTTATGTCTTATCTACCTCAAAGGGAAAGGGATGAGTTTATACAAAGGTATAATCATACACCAGAAACTACGAACAAAGAGGTAGGTAAACTACTAATAAAAGATATACAACAAATAGTAAAGGATAATTGGTATTAATGAAAAAGACAAATATAACAGGTTATGATATTAGAATAACTTGGAACAATGGTGATAAAGAATGGTTATCTGATTTAGAAGATTATTATTTTAAAGATGTAGATAATTATTTAGACAGTATAGAGGAAGAGCATGGTGAAAATGAAGAAAACGATTAAATGTCCGGAGTGTGAAGGTAAAGGATACATACAATGGGGTGACAGATACGATGAAATAGAAGAATGTCATATCTGTGAGGGCCATGGTGAATGGCTAGAAGACGAAGAAGATATGGATATGTTATATCCGGAACTAACAGATGAAGAAGTGAACATCATGTATGAGGATTTCTTTTATGGTGATGTTAGTGAAGCAGTAAGGGAGTATGAAAAGAATGACAAAAATTATAGATATGCCTAGGATGTGGACAGTCACAGTCAAGGAAACAAGAACGAGAAGGTATTATGTTAGGGCAGATAATGAGATACAGGCCCAAGAATTGTATCTACTAGAGGGTTTAACCTCAAGTGTTTATGATACAGACTTTGATAGAGTTATCTTAACTGCAGAACCTACAAAGAAAATGGAAGATGAGTAGGTTTCTACATTATACCCCACCGGCAGACAATTATATGTTAACATATTTTTTTGAATTTGTCAACAAAAATTTTTTACTTGACATTATTTTTAATTAGTGTATACTTGTAAGTATGGATTATAGATATCAATTAAATAAAATTCAAGACCTCAATATAGGACTTGGTCAATCCTATCGAGGTGATTGTGTTTTTTGTTTAAATAGAAATACTTTATCTGTAAGACATGAGAATGGCAGATTAGTATGGAATTGTTTTCATGCTAACTGTACTGCAAAAGGTATGACAGATTCTGAACTTCGAGCAGAAGACTTGGACAAATTTATAAATCCCTCTAAAACTGAACCTTCTAAAGAGTTTGTCATACCCAAACATTTTGTGACTGTATTTGGAAATAATAAAGCGAGGGAATATCTAGAGAGTTTTGGTATCACAGATACTGAAGCAAGACTAATGTACGATGTTAAACAAAGTAGGTTAGTATTTTTGGTGGAAGACAACGGCATGGTGGTGGGTGCAGTAGGTAGAGCCTTATCTCACTCTGATACTGCACCTAAGTGGTATAAGTATGGCACACCCCCGGTTCCGTTTATTGTGGGAACCAATAAGTATATAGGATTTATAGTAGAAGATTGTATTTCAGCATGTAAGGTGGCACTTGCCGGATTCACAGGGATTGCCCTTATGGGTACAAGTATACCCGATAATTTTGTGTCACCTATTGTGGATAGAATAGACAGGGCCTTTGTTTGTTTAGACAGGGATGCCACAGAAAAAAGTTTTAAGTTGCGTGATTGTTTATCACATGTTATTCCTACACAGATAAAGATGATAGACAAAGATTTGAAATGGTTAAGTGTAGAAGAATTAAAGGAATGGGGAAATAAAATATGCGAGACTTTATAGCATTGATGATGTCAATTATGATTGTAGTAGTGTTCTTAGTTTATCTGATAGCAAACTTACCACATATTAATTACTAATGCAACAACAAACACTTTATCATTTTATGTATCAGCCGGAGCCTAGAAAACGAGGCGGTATGAAAGGTCGATTTAAAAAATCGGAATCATCTAAAAAGTTTTGGGCCAAGAACAAAGATAATTATTCTGATAAAGAAAATGCTAGACCTACAAAGAATGAAGTTATGGGTCTCAGAAGTAATGTTAGGTTAATAAATAAACTTAACACTATACACGAAACAATAGATTCTAAACCTTATGTCATGCCTGTTTATAGGAATGGTTTTATTGGGGTAGAATCTTTTATACCAAGAAACAGTAATAGACAAAAGTATAGAGTGATAGTACCGGGTTTTGTATCTCAGAAGTGGGGGTATAGAGGTAAACATTCTAGATATAGAAAAGAAAGGGATAAAATATTTGATTCAAAATATTCAGCAGAAAAACATGCCCGAACCTTAGAACAAGAACACATCGAGCATGTCAAACAACAATACGAAGAATACTTTAAGACAAACAAATACACATAGAAAGGGATAATATGTTTGGAAAAAAGCACTTAATGACAGTCACAGTAGAAATACCTTATGAGATAGAGGTAGCAGATAATGTATCTGATATTGATGAAACCTGTAGAAAAAAAGTTTCAGAATCTTTTCAAAAAGAATTTGGGATTTCACTTGACATTGAGAGAATGTATGTTAGAATAGAGGAATATGATTATGTTGATTAGAATATTGTTATTATTATCTATCAGTTCTTGTACAATTATATTTGACAGGGACAAAAAAGATGATAAAATAATAATAGAAGAATTAGAACCTATCCAAAAAACGAAAGTTGATTGTGATACAAAAAGTTTGACTCCACTAGAAGTAAAGAAATGTGAAATGGAAATACGACTATTGGAGTTAAATTATTAGAAAGTTGGGATGAATGGAAAATGGAAACCTAAGACTATACATATTAAGAACTTTACTTAATAGAGAAAAGTATGATAAGTTAAAATCAGAAATAGATATATCCATATTTCAAAATGGTGCAAGAGAGATATACAAAACAATAGGATTTATTTATAGAGATAATCCTAATATCAATCAGATAAACTTCAGTGATTTAAAGTTAGCTTACTTTAATACATACTTTCCTAATACGAGTTATGCTTCTCAAAAAAGTATTCATGAATTAATTGATAGCATAGAAAGGCAAGAAGCACCGAGTGATGATGTAGTAGAGACTGCATTGAGGTCTATGTATCGTATTAAAAAAGCAGATGAACTAGCTAGAATATGTTTAGATATATCGAACAATCCAAGTAGTAGTACATTTAAACAAGTAGAAAAGTTCATGGCTGATGTGGATGAAGACAAGACACAGGAAGAAAGCGAAGCCGTAACTAAGGATGTGGATAAGATTGTAGAAGCTTTACAAGAACAAGGGGAGTTTAAATTTAATCTACCCTCACTACAAAGAGCCACCAATGGTATTGGTCGTGGAAACTTTATGATTATATTTGCAAGGCCAGAAACAGGCAAGACTGCTTTTTGGATTAGCCTTGTTGCTTCCCCTCATGGTTTTGCATGGCAACAAAAAAAGGTTTCTATATTTGCTAATGAGGAACCGGCAATCAGAACTCAGATGAGATTACTTAATGCTTCCACAGGATTACAACGAGGTAATATTCTTAATGGTAGTAGAGAATTAGCAAAACAAAAGTGGTCCTCTATCAGTCCTTACATAGAAAATTTTGACTGTGTAGATAAAACAATAGATGATTTAGATGAGTATTGTTCTGTTAATGATGTAGATATTTTAATCATCGACCAATTAGATAAGATAAATGTTAGTGGTAAATACAATGCTACCCATGAGAAGCTACGAGAAGTATATAGACAGGCTAGAGAATTAGCCAAGCGACATAACATCTTAGTAATTGGAATGTCTCAAGCTTCAGCAGAAGCACAGGGTAGGTCCAGAGTTACGTTTAGTGTTATGGAAAATTCTAAGACAGGTAAATCAGCAGAAGCAGATGTTATCTTAGGTATAGGTAAAGAGGATGAAATAGAAAATTATTTAGATGATTGTGTTCGATTTGTGACACTATCAAAGAACAAACTAACCGGTGACCATGCTGAGTTTGAGGTAATCCTTAGACCAACAATATCACGTTATGCAGAAAGGATATAAATGATAACAGTATTAGATATAGAAACCACCTTTACAAAAGAGGGTGACCCCTCACCATTTAATCCCGATAATAGATTAGTGAGTGTGGGTATCAATGATGAATACTATTTCTTTTATCACAACGACCCTATCAAAAAAGACTTGACAGAAAGTAGAAAAGCCATACAAGAGATACTAGATAAATCAGAATTAGTTATTGGCCACAATTTAAAATTCGATATGTCATGGCTATATCAATGTGGATTTACCTATCAAGGTAAACTATACGATACAATGCTAGGGGAATATATTATCAATAGAGGTGAGAAGAAATCGGTATCACTAAAAGAATCTTGTAAACGTAGAGGTATCAGTTTAAAATCAGATATCTTAGCCACCTACATGAATGAAGGATATGGTATCGAAGAAATACCCATGGACAAATTAGAAGAGTATGGTAAACAAGATGTTAAGATAACAAGAGAATTATATAATGCTCAAGTAGAAGCATTTAATAATCATGCTAATGCTAATCTAATTCCTACAAGAAACTTGATGAATGATTTTCTACAAGTATTAATTGATATGGAAATGAACGGTAATCATGTGGACCTAGAAAAATTAGATGTGGTAGAGAAAGAACTAAACGAAGAATATTACAAACTAAAAAATAAAATAGATAGAATCGTTAGTCAAATGATGGGTGATACTAAAATAAATCTATCATCGACAGAGGATTTATCTAAGGTTATTTATTCTAGAAAGGTACAGGATAAAAAACAATGGGCAGAATTATTTAATATTGGTATAGACAAAAGAACGAAAAGACCTAAACGTAGACCTCGTATGACTGATAGAGAGTTTCAACACAATGTAGATAAGTATACTGATACTGTCTACAAAACAATGGCCACACAATGTAAGACTTGTAATGGTGTGGGATTAGTTAGACATACAAAGGTAGACGGAACACCTTTTAAGAACATGTCAAAGTGTTCTGATTGTAAAGGTGAGGGTATGATATTCTTAGAAACAGAAGCCAAGGCAGGGTTTGGTTGGTCCCCTAGGACAATCCACGATGCTGCTCAAGGTGGATTTAAGACAGATAAAGATACATTAAATAAAATATCTGTGTTTGCAGAGGGTACACTAAAAGAATTTGTAGATAGTATTATGAGATATAGTGCAGTAGAAACTTATCTTAATACATTTATAACAGGTATCAAAGACAATACAAGAGAAGACGGAATACTTCACCCCTCTTTTAATCAGCATATAACCACCACAGGAAGACTATCTAGTTCCAAACCTAACTTCCAAAATATGCCAAGAGGTGATAAGTTCCCTATCAAGAAAGCGATTACATCTAGATTCTACAATGGTAAGATTATAGAAGTAGACTTTGCACAGTTAGAATTTAGAACTGCCGTCTTCCTAGCCCAAGATAAACAAGGCATGGAAGACATTGCTAATGGTGTGGATGTTCATCAATATACTGCTAATATTATTGGATGTTCTAGGCAAGACGCAAAGGCCCACACATTTAAACCTTTGTACGGTGGCATGATGGGTAAGAAAAAAGAGAAAGAATATTATCAAAAGTTTTTAGAGAAGTATGAGAATATTGCAGAGTGGCATAAGAAGTTAGAAGACACTGCAATAAAATCTAAGATAGTAAGACTACCAAGTGGTCGAGAATATTACTTCCCTAATATCTATAGAAGAAAAGACGGTAGTAGTACTCAATCTACTGCAGTTAAAAACTATCCTGTTCAAGGTTTTGCCACTGCAGATATAGTTCCTATAGCCTGTATTAATGTATGGAATCTATTGAAACAAAACAATATGAAAACATTACTGATTAATACAGTACATGATTCCGTGATACTAGATGTTCATCCGGAAGAATACTCACAAGTCCTTGACTGTTTAAACCAAGGGTTTTCTGGTATAAAAGAATCACTGAAAGAAAGATTTGATTGTGATTTAAATGTCCCCCTTGATTTTGAAATCAAGAGTGGCTCGAATTGGCTTGACTTATCCACAGATTTGTGATACAATATACTTATATAAGGAGACAAATATGTCAAACGAACTAAGTAATTTAGATAATTTATCTAATGATAAGATAATGGCCATGGTCGGACAAGATGCTGACATGGGTGGTTCATCTTTAGCTAGGTTATCTATTAACTATGAAGCAGAAGATAGTGACGGTAATGCTATCAAACGAGGTCTGTACAAAGTAGAAGGTACGGACAAAGGCACAGTGTATGCAGAGAAAGTTTCTTTTAGACCTTTCTTAAATACATTTCAATATAAAAAATATGATGAGGAAAACGAACAGAATAATTACAAGACTGTGATGTTTAGAAGTTGGTCGGATTCTAAGATAGATACCAATGGAACTGAATCATGTGGAAGTGTACCCAAAGCAGAACGAGAAAATTTAGACCCTGTTGCTAAGATAGAACAGGATAAGATTACTTGTTATCGAAATGTCTTTGGTGTTGTATCGGTTAAAGGTAAGTCTTCAAAAGGTGAAGAAATTATCTTGACAAACGAACCTGTATTGTATAGAGTACGAGGTGTAAACTTTATGCCCATAGGCAATATGCTTCAAAGCTTATCTAAACGTAATAAGATAATGTACAATACTGTTCTAGATTTTAATGGAACAGAAAAGCATACAAAAGGAAGTGTCACATACTTTGTTGCTAAGATAAAAGATAGTAATCAAGATGTCAAGTTTTCTGATTCAGATAAAGAAACACTAAAAGGTTTCTTAGAATATGTGGAGGCAGAGAATAGCTATGTAAAAGAAGAACATAACAAAGCTAAGAAAGGCCATACTACAGAACAAGATGTGTTAGATGATGAAATCATGGAAGAAATAACCTCTTGACTTTCTTAGAAGAAGTAAAATCTTTATTGTCACAGGCTCAACGTAAGCCTGTGGCAATACCCAAAGAAGTATTAAAAGAGTTTCTCAAAGACTGCAAACAAGCAGTAGAAAAACAATTTACTCAAGAGAGGGAATCTGAGTTTAGAATTAGAATGTCTAGTATTGGCAAACCACTATGTCAATTACAAATGGAAAAGAAATATTCCGGTGGCAATGCAATAGTATCTTATGAAAATTATAATAATAAATTAAAGTTTTTATTTGGTGATATCTTAGAAGCTATTGTGGTAATGTTATTAAGAACTACCAAAGCTAATATACAAGGTGTACAAAAGAATGTCAAGTATAAAACAAAATGGTTTGACATGAAAGGTACATACGATATTATTATTGATGATAAAGTTTATGATATTAAATCAGCTTCACCATTTGCCTTTGATAAAAAGTTTGGTGAAAGTGGTGGGGGATTTGATAAGGTTGCACAAGATGATGTGTTTGGATATCTAACTCAAGGGTATCTATATTCAGAAGCAACAAAGAAACCTTTTGGTGGTTGGATAGTTATTAATAAAGCTACCGGTGAAATACTATTGAGTGAACCACCACAAGATGATTCTCAGTATAGAAAAGAAGCTATTAAAAAAGCTTTAGATAATACAAAAGCATTAATGGAAGACAAACCTTTTGAGAAATGCTTTGACGTTGAAGAAGAAATGTTTTACAAGAAACCTACAGGTAATAAAATATTAGGAACTGTATGTTCGTATTGTCCGTATAAACAAAAGTGTTGGGGTGAAGATATACAATACCTACCACAACAACAATCGAAAGCATCCAATCCTAAGTTTGCTTGGTATGTAGAAATAAATAATCCAAAGGAGGTTATACATGAAGCATAATGCAAACTTTAAATATGATTTAGAATGGGGTAAACAGGGGGAAACCGTTGTTGCAGAAATACAACAAGGTGAAAAGACTGAGGTAAAGTCTGAAAGAGATAAGTGGATTAAGACAGGGAATCACTATTGTGAATATCAAAGTAGGGGAAAAGAAAGTGGGATTGCCAAGACACAGGCTGAATGGTGGACCATTAATTTCTACAGTAAAGATAAGTTTTGTTTTAATATAACATTAAAGACAAAAGATTTAAAGAATATTATTAAGAATAATACATTTAAAAAAATCCCCGGTGGGGACAACAATACTTCATGGGGACATCTAATCCCTATAAATAAACTAATTGATTATAATAATTATGGGGTGGAAAATGAGAATAGTTAAGGACCCTTTTACAGGGGAACTATTACTGTCTTTAGATAACTTTGAATCAAAGCAAGTAAGGGATAAAGGATATGTAAAGATATCCAATCATAGCAGTTTTTTTGGTTCTTTAAGATTATTGTATGAGGATTTATCTACAATAATTACAGAAGAGTTAAGAAATATACAATTAAAAAAGGAGAAAAAAGAACATGAAAAATTACTTAATAAGTAGTGAGTTGCTACAGAATGTAATTAAATATATGTTTACTAGACCTTATGGTGAAGTACATAATTTAATAACAGGATTAGCACAGCTAAAGGAAACATCCAATGAATCTGGACAAAAACAAGAAACAAAGAAAGTTTGATTATGTTGCTAACTTACTTAACTACTCCGTCAATCTCAATCGAGATAGTGACATACAATTAGACTACAACTTTATACAACCACAACAATTTAAATTTATAATGGACAGGGAGTTCCCCGAGTATCAGTATACTAATAACCTCTGTTCATTAATTAATTATTCAAGACATGAAATGGATGAACTTAATAAGAAGTTAACTAGGTTTGTTAACGGATTGTATTAATCATACAAACTTAATATTTCTTGCATTACTTCTTCTGTTCGTTTTTTTAATCCGGACATACCTTCCTCAGGTTCAAATATTTTAGTATAGCCACCTTCTTCCCCTTTTGCAGGGTCTGTAAATTTTAAGTTATCTGCAGCATCTTTGTATAAACCATTTATCATACTATCAAAATACATAGGAAAAGAACTTTTAGATACACCCCAAAAAGAATTACGTATTAATATTGACATAACTTCTTCCGGTATATCGTCAGGATTTTTATTAGATTCTTTTATACTATTTATTACCTGTTTCTTTTTTTTGAAATAATCTCTTATTAATTC